TTATCAGAAAAAGAATTAAGAAAGCTAATCAGCGCTGAGGTAGAAAGGGTAATCGCAAACAGCAAGCCAGTACGTAGTAAACAAATGAAAGAGATGGAAGAAAACTTCAAGCAGATAGTTTGGAATAACAAGTTTACTTTCAATTGGTATAACGCTTGGAACTCTATACGATACGTCATCGCATTAAAGATGGGGTATGCGTCTATTGTAAAAGTACCACATGAAAGGTATGACGAATTTTTAAATGAAATTCAAAAGGAAATAGACAGTGTAGTAGCTGTGTATAAAGAAAAGGAGTAAGCGTATGGAAGAACAACTTAAAACGGATAGAAAAATGACTGTTTCGGTAATTGCTTTGACGTGCTCACTGATATTGAATTTCTTTTTGGGGTATATATGCCACAAAAATGCGGATAGTGCGGTAAATGCTTATGAGCAGTTAGGAGTAATCAATGAAACAGATAGTATTAGATGAATTAGAAAACAGAATATTGAATTGTCTTAAGGTAGGCAAATCGAACGCAGTGCGACGCGAAACGATAGCACAGCTAACAAATACTCATGATAGAAAAGTACGCTCTTGTATAGCTTCTATGCGTCGTAAAGGGGTTGCGGTTATTTCTTCATCATCATGTGCAGGTTATTGGTTAGCTGAAAACGACGATGAGAAGAAAGAGTATTTAAAAATGATGGAAAGCTATGGCAAGCATTGTTTCGGTGTTGGCACCACGATGCGCCAAGAGCTTAAGAATGCAGGACAAATGTCCATTGAGGAGTTATTATGATTGATCGTCGTGATCCGGATTATGTTGCATCGAAGTATTCTGATGAAGAATTGATTGACATGAGAGCGGAGTATTTAGAAGAACTTGAAGAAGAAAGGAAGCTTGAAGATGAGTGAAAATAAAAATGAATTGGAAGTCAAATATGAAATTGACGGAAATCCTATACGTTTAACATTTGATATCGTACAAAAATTTATTGTTGGTAATCAAGCTAATATTTCGTTACCGGAATATAAATTTTTTACAGAGCTATGTAAGGTTAGAAAGCTTAATCCATTTATGAAAGAAGCGTATTTAATTAAATATAGTGATAATGATCCGGCGCAGTTAGTAGTAGCAAAAGACGCTATTTTAAAAACAGCTATTAAAAATCCACAATATGATGGACGTGAACAAGGGATCATTGTTCAGTTGAAAGACGGCACTATTGATTTTCGCAAAGGTACATTCAAATTAGCAGATGAGAAATTAGTAGGTGGGTGGGCTAAAGTATATCGCAAAGATATTTCACATCCTACTGAAATAACGGTGTCATTTGACGAGGTAGCGCAGCGAAAACGAAATGGAGAACTAAATGCTAATTGGTCGAAAAAAGGTGCTACGATGGTTGAAAAAGTAGCACTATGCAGAGCATTAAGAGAAACTTTCGTTGAAGATTGTGGTGGTATGGTTGATGCTGATGAGGTATGGAACAACGACGATCTCGCAGATAACAAAACAGTACATAAAGCAAGTGATAGCAATACAAATGAATTATCTATGAAATATGCGAAATTGCGTAGTCAGTTAAATGCTTGCGGATATGATTTCCGCAATGAAGAAAACGATGAATATATCCGTATGTATGCAGAAGTTCAAACACAAGATATCACGAGCTTAAATAATGAAGATTTGGAGCGTTTATGTAGAGCTTATGAAAGGTTGGTGGAAGAACATGGAAACAAGTCTAATTAAACAAGATAACAGCTTGTTTATTGAAGCTGAGCGTAAAATCATTGCTTTTGAAGAAGCAATTAAGGAAATTGAAAAACAAAAGGAACAATTTAAAATCGCATTGATGGAAGAAATGAAAAAACGCGGAATTTTAACGTATAAAGATGAAAATCTATCTATTTCATTGATGCCCGAAAGTGAGGTAGATCGTTTTGATACCGGTGAGTTTAAAAAACGTTTTCCGGATATTTACTTGAAATATACGAAAAAAGTAAAACGTAAAGGATATGTTAAAATTCAAGTAAAGAAAAACGTTACTTCACAGAATATGGTTGAAGATGTAACGCCTGATGTGCTGCAACTTAAAGTTGTTAATCATGTTGCCGGAGAAATAGAAAATGTCTAAGTCGATCATGCAAACGGAAAGGGAGTGTTATATAACACACTCCACTTCCAACCTGCATAAGCATCATATTTTCGGAGGAAATGCGAATCGTAAAAAATCCGAGCAGTGGGGTTGTTGGGTTTATCTGAGAGCTGATTATCATAATGCAAGCAATCAAGGTGTCCACTTTGATAAGTCGTTAGATTTGGCTTTAAAACAGGAATGCCAAGCAAAGTTTGAGCAGCTGTATGGCCATAACACATTCATGATGGTGTTTGGAAGGAATTACTTATAATGGCAAAGACAAAAATTATCGGCAACTATAAGCGTAAAAGCATCAATGAAGAAGGTAATCTAGAGATTACTTTTGAAGTAAGTAATTACAATTATCGAAATTATTGCGAAGGGCTGGAAAAGAAAGCATATTCGCTAGAGATCAATGAAGTAAAAAGCAAGCGTTCTATCAATCAAAATAACTATTTGTGGGCGCTGATACACGAGATAGCAGGGCAACACAATGCATCTAGCAATGATGAATGGGAAATGTATTGTTACTTATTATCACAAGCCGGTGCAAAGTATGAATATATGGTGTGCCTAGAGAGTGCATTGGAGACGCTTAAACAGGAAGTAAGAGCAGTTGAGTTACTTGGATATGAACGCCGCGAGAATGGCACGATATGGGCGCGCTGTAAGGTGTTTATCGGAAGCAGCAAGATGAATAAAGAGGAAATGGGAAAGCTCATAGATACAACGCTGGAGTACGCTGAGAAGCTCGGCATTGATACGATGTATTATCGGCAGATGCTGACATGAATTGAGGTGGTTTGATTGCAACCAAACGGATTTATCAAATTGCATAGAAAGATCATAGATTGGGAATGGTACGACGATATTAACACAAAAACTTTGTTCATTCATATTTTACTGATGGCAAATTATGAGGATAGAAAGTGGCACGGCGAGACTGTAAAAAGAGGTAGTTTTCTTACTTCTTATCAAACTTTAGCAACACAAACAGGTCTTACAATGCAACAAGTAAGAACATCAATAAAAAAGTTATTATCAACAAACGATATAACAAAGGTAACAAGTAATAAAAACACTGTAATTATCGTACCAAATTACAATTTGTATCAAGCGGTGCAACAAACAGAAGAACAAACAAATAACATCGAAGAAACAAACGAGCAACAAACAAGTAACATTCAAGTAACAACAACTAAGAATATAAAGAATAAAAAGAATATAAAGAATAATACATTTATAGGCGCGTGCGCGCAGGACGACGTATGGTCCATTCCGTTGTTGTCATTGTTTGAAGAAGAATTTGGTAGAACGATATCATCAAATGAAACAATGCTTATATCGCAGATGGAAAATGATTACGATGATCTGCTCATACGTTATGCTCTGCGTGAAGCAATGACGAGAGGGAAAAAGAGCGTACAGTATATCGACAGAATACTTGTTGATTGGAAACAAAGAGATTTCACCACGAAAGATTATGAGGAGGGGAAACGATGAATTATGATGATTTGTTACAAATCGTTCTAAATGAACGTAAAGAAAATAAGATATCGTTAAACAAATTAGCAGATTACGGAAAATGCTATTGTAGGACAATGGCATCATATATCCACAAAGAAAGACAGATGCCTATTTGCATTATGTTAGATACTTTGCAAGGGTTAGGCTATACGATAACGATAAGCAAATGAAAAGGGTAAAAAGAGAATTGGAACAAAAAAAGATTCCATTTGAAGAATCCTTTGATGGTTCGATGATTATAATCGGGCATTATCCCAAAGAATTGCGCGTGTGCATGACAGATATAAATTACTCATCACCTGATTATCCGCATACGAAGAGCTTCTATTACGTTGTATCTTGGAATGACTGGAAGAAAAGCGCTATAGTTAAAACCATACATGTTTACAAACTGGGTGAAGCTATTAAGGCGGTAATGCAAGCAATAGATGAATTAGGCATTAATGGAAACACAATACAAGAAACATTATTCTTTTGAAAGGAGTACAGAATGGATTATATCCTGAAAATGAATAGGAGGTAGTATTATGGCTACCGTTTTAGAAAAAAGAAAACAAGCAAGAATTGCAGGATTCGGATTACTTAAAGTAAGAGATATCTATGATAAATGTGGAATTACCGATAGCATTATTAAAGTTGATAATGAAGAGTATCAAGCATTAGCAGAAATTGAAAAAGCAATTCGGATGTTGCATGGTGATAACAGTATAAGCTAGGAGGTTAAACATGATAAACAGAGTGGTATTAGTCGGTAGAATTACAAAAGATCCGGAACTGCGTAAAACAGCTTCCGGAATAAGTGTTGTATCATTTACCTTAGCAGTTAATCGACGCATCAAAAAAGAAGGGCAGCCGGATGCTGATTTCATCAACTGTCAAGCATGGCAGGGAGTAGCAGATGTATTACATAAATATACTAAAAAAGGCTCACTGATTGGTGTTGAGGGACGCATACAAACGCGCAGCTATGACGATAGAAGCGGTAAGCGTGTATATGTAACTGAGGTAGTTGTGGATAGTGTTCAATTCTTGGAGCCGAAAGACAGCGCAAGTGCAAATGCAAATGTTAGCACAAATACCTATGTTCCTCAAAACAGCTATGAGCCAACTTATGAACCGGGAGCAGGTACCACACCATCTTATTCCAATGATTTTGCGAGCAGTGATACTTTAGATATTGCAAGTGATGATTTGCCATTTTAGGAGGATATTGAAATGAACAAGTATCAAGATGCGTTTGAAAAAGCAAGTTTATGTTGTTTATGTACAGATACAGTAGAAGAAGCACATGAATATTTAGATGTATTAAAGGAATTAGTCGATAAGGCTGTACCGAAGAAATCTGATTATGAAGCTGATGGGTATGATGAGAATGGTGAACTGATATATGACACTTGGATTTGTCCTAATTGCGATAAAAAATATGAAGTTGATTATGATGAATATGACCATTGTCCTAATTGTGGGCAAGCGATTGATTGGAGTGATGAAAATGTTGAGTAAAGAAGAAATACTAAAATGTGCTGATAGATTACAAGAATTAGAAAAATTAGACGTTGTGAAAGAATTTCGATATGTGCTACATGAAGTAGTTAATTATCCACAAGAAGAGCCTAAACAAGAATATTATAAATCATCAAAGATTAGAGATTATTATATTAAGTTACCTTATGAAGAATTTACAATATTGGATAATGGAAAATATGGATTTAAAAAGCATAGTTATGATGCTATTGGAAAGAAAAAAGATAATAAATCAACATTGTATCTTTGTTTATCTTTGTGTAATTATTCAAAAGAACAAATTATGCAATATATAGACAAGCATATAAAAGAGGAGGACGAAGATGTTGAATAAAGAAGAATTTAAAAAAGAAAATTTATTATCTGCTTTAAAAGCGTTAGATTGTAGTAGAAATTGTCCTTGTTGTAAGTGTTTCGATAATAACACTCAAAAGTGTCAAGACCCAACACCCTATGCAGTTGATTTATTGGAAGAATTTATACAAGAACACTTTGAACTTGTTGAAGGAAGCAAAAGATTAAAGAAAGCATTAGACAACGCTATTAAACAGTGTTGTATTGGAGTAACAGGTAGCGATGCCTGCAATTCACTTGATGAATTATACAAAGCATTTGAGAAGAAGGTGTGGGAAGATGTTGAGTAAAGAAGAAAGACTGCTATATTCATTGGCAGGAGTGAAGAAATTATTAGATATTTTAGATGTTGAAGAGATAAATACTGGAGTTAAATCGAAAGATGGAATAACTGAAACAGTTGATTGCTATAAAGAAATTGAAAGATGTGTTGCTGAGTGCATCAAAAATACAAAACCATACAAATTTGAAGATTTGAAAAAAAGTTTGTGGGTTTATGATACAAAGTTAGAATGGTGTTTTGAAATTGCAATTTGTAAAGTAGAAATTCAAGGTTATGAAAATTTGAAAATGTTTAAGGTCAAAAACTATGATGATAGTTTAACATTGATGATATTTGAAGAAAATCGTTTCTATCCTGTGCAAATGGCGAATGTGAGGTGTGAGTGATGTTTAAAACAGATGATACAAACTTAATTTATGAACAATTAGAGAAAATAAAACCAATTCTTGAACAAGAAAAAATAAAAGCAATTCTTGAACAAGAAAAAATAAAAGCAAAAGTTATTGAAAAACCAAAACCAAATAGAAAAGAATATGATTTTACAAAAGTCAATCTAAAAAGCTTTTCAAAAAAGCATTTGATTAAGATTATTTATGGATTGCAGGCAGAACTTAATCAGTATAAAGAGGTGTTTAATAATGCTAGCTGATATCGAAAAATTCATATATGACGATCATGTTTATTCCAAGTGCAGTGCTGCGGATAAAGAAATGATTGATACATGCCTTCATGGAGTGCGTCAGCAGTTGGAAACGTTCAAGGAAGCATATAGACAAGTTCAAGAAGAAATTGAGTTGTTGAAGCGTGAAAACAAGGCTCTATCTGATGATAATGAAATGAAGTGTGATGAAATAGCTAAATTAAAAGCGGAAAATAGAGAATTGAGAGGTGGAAGACGATGATTAATTTTTTTATCTTATTTGTCGGAATAATCATTGGGTATGCGATTGCAGCAATATGCATAATTTCATCAATGGAATCTAAGAAGGAAGAGAAGATAGATTCCTCATTATATCGCGATAAGGAGTGATACAATGAATTGGAAGGAGGAAGAAACACAGACATCACGTATCACAAAGGAATCACTTCAAAAACGCTTCATTAAAGAAGAATTGATGCGATATTATTTTTATTTAGGGAGAGCCAAAGATATTAAAGCTGAAATAGAGGAATTCAAGATTGAATATGAGGAAGAATTGAACAATCCAAGTGCTGGTGGCAGCATTATAAAGATGCCAGATGGATCAATGTGTAGTGATAACAAGGTTATGATCCTCATGCGGAAATTAAATGACATGGAGGAAAACCTCAAATATTACATAAACAAGATGAATGTTCTAGATTCTTGGTTGAATTTCATCACAAAATCACAACAAAAGATCGTTAAGATCTATGTGATTAAATATCAGTGTCAAGAAAGAAGTCATGCTGCAGCTGAATTACAATGCTCGGAAGAACTAATAATGAAGCAAACAAATAGAGCAATCAACAGAATATACGCAAATTTTAAAGAATTTTCATAAAAGTGTACCCTCGGTGTACCTACTTGACATGATATAATGATATTAGGAATTGGTGGCGAGATAGAGCCTCCCCTCACTCGCTACATTCCTGTTGCAATCAAACTTTCTCAATTCATTTATGGATAATCGTAAAATGGCGATTATCCTAAGTTACTTATGAGCGTATGTTTGTTAGTAACTTAGGGTAAAAAGCATCGAAGGATGCTTTTTTATTTTGTAATGTTACGTAATATCGTAACATTATGTTGTATATTTAAAAGTGAAAGGATGTGTGATAAAATGTTCTTAAAGAAAAGTAAATTTAGAGGGGATTTTATTATGATGTCTGAGAAGTTAACAATACGTTTTGGAGGAGAAAATGATATTGATTTAGAAACATTATCTGCTTCTCTTAGCGCTACTGTTTGTACTTTAAAGAATCTTGCAGATAATCTTATTAATGAGAATGATTTTTGCAAATTTAAAGTATTAAACATCGAAAAAGGAAGTTTTGTAATAGATATCGAACAGATTATACAATTAGCACCAACTATTTTTCCTTATGTCCCGACTGTAATAACAGCTTTTAAAGACATATTAAAAATTAGAACTTTTTTAAAGGGGTTACCACCAAAAGGATTTGAGCAACAGGATGATAAAGTTAAAATAATAAATGAAAGAGGAAATGTATATTATGCAGATACGATGACAGTAAATATATATAATAATATCGTCGAGAAAGGAATGGCTGAAGCGGTTAAAGCAGTTTTGAATGACCATGATAGAACTGATCTATCTTATGAATTTGATGATGGTAAAGGATCCAAAGAAACGATAAATTTAGATAGAGAAAGCTTATCGTACTTGTCGACACCACAAGATGTGGAAAAATTTAATAAAGAAATTGAGGAAAACGAAATCATAACAGTAGTAAAAGTGAATAAACCTGATTTAAGCGGTAAATCGAAATGGGGAGTAACTTTAAACGGGAGTAAAATATCGTGTAGTATTTCTGATGAGAATTTCATAAATAAAGTACATAACAATGAAGTTCATTTTTCACATAACACAAAATTAAAAATAAAAATGATTGTTAGATATAAAGAGGCGGATTTTCAAAATAACAAATCATCTGAAATAATAAGCCGGAATATTGCTAAGGTGTATGAAATTATTAACGATTAAAAATTTTTCACTAAATAAAACCATTATATTGATGATTTGATAGAAGCACCCAACGAGGTGCTTTTCTTATACCTAAAAAGGAGGTGGTGATATGAATGCCTAGACAAAGAAGTCCCAACAGAGATAAAGCAAAAGAACTCTATATATCTGGTAAAGGAAAGCTCTTATTAAAGGATATAGCAGAGCAGTTAAATATTAGTGATACACAGATAAGAAAATGGAAATCACAAGATAAATGGGACGAAGAATTGAAAGGTAATGTTACTAAAACAAAAAGTAACGTTACCAAACAAAAGAAAGGCATAAATATCCAGCCTTTAAATAAATTAAACCCCGAAGATATAGAGACGCTTGAAGCAGATGGATTAAACGAAAAACAGCGTCTTTTTTGTTTATTGTATTCAAGGACGTTTAATGCTACAAAGTCTTATCAAAAGGTTTATGGTGTATCGTATCAAGTAGCAATGGCATGTGGGCCTAGGTTGCTTGGTAAAGATAGAATAAAAGCCGAAATCATGAAGTTAAAGCAAGAGCGATGTAAAAGGGATCTGCTTACAAAGGAAGATATCTTTCAGAAGTATATGGATATTGCTTTTGCGGATTTGAATGATTATATTGAATTTGGCCAAGAAGAAACCATTGTCATGTCTGCTTTCGGTCCTGTAATGGAAGATGGTAATCCGGTAACGAAGATGGTCAATACAGTTCGATTTAAAGAGTCTGATGAGGTAGACGGAACAATCTTAAGTGAAGTCAAAAAAGGAAAAGACGGTGTTTCTATAAAACTTGCAGATCGAATGAAAGCACTTGAATGGTTAGCTGATCATATCGGTTGGGCTACAGACGAACAAAAGGCAAAAGTTGAATTGTTGCAGGCACAGAAGAAAAAGTTGGAAGTAGAAAGTGTGCAAGAGGATGATGAAGGTGTGGTGATTATCAATGACATCAAATAAAAAAACAGTAAAACTCAGTGATATTATTATTCCTAAATTTCAACCATTGGTAAACGATCGAGAACACATGCACCAAATACTTACATCGGGTCGTGCCGGTACAAAATCCTCGGCAATGGCGATTATGGCAGATTTTCTTATTGTATCAGAAGATGACTCCGCTGCAGTTATTATGCGTAAGCATCATAATAAATTACGAAAAACAGTATATCAAGAATGCGTACGTGCAATTGGGCGCTTGGGATTATCCAAAAAACATTTCACGATTACTCGAAGTCCGATGCAAATTACTTACAAAAAGAATGGTAACACTATATATTTCACCGGATCAGATAGCATCGATGATACAAAAGGTATGATAGATGAGAAAAATCATATACGTTTAGTGGTACTAGATGAACTTACTGAATTTTTCGATAAAGGAGAGGGAGAGGATGAGATCCTTAACATAGTTGCAACATTTGTGCGTGGTAATGATGAAGATTTTAGAATGATGTATCTGTATAATCCACCTAAAAATCCAAAAGCACCTGTTAATGAATGGTGCCATAAGATGGAGCAGCGTATAGATTGCATTCATATCCATACGGATTATCGTGATGTTCCGATGAAGTGGTTAGGGCGAAAGCTGATTGATGAAGCGGAAGCAATGAAATTGGCTGATTTTAAAATGTATCGTTGGATATGGTTAGGAGAAGCGGTTGGACTTGATGATTTAATTTATTATATGTTCGATGAAGAACACCATGTACGTAAAACCAATAGTGAAGATAATATAACACTGTATGGGGTAGGTGTTGATTATGGACAAATGAATCCTACAACATATCAAGTCGTTGGATTAGACTTTAGTAATAAACGAATTCAAGGATTAGATGAGTATTATCATTGTGGTAGAACGAGCGGAAGGCAGAAAAGTCCAAGTGAGTATGCGAAGGACTTTAAAGACTTGATAGATAGTATTTACGAGCAATACGGGCATAAGCCTGTTTTTTGTTTTATTGATCCTTCAGCAAGAGGATTGAAAGAAGAAATTAAACGACTATGTCCGGAGATACAATTTCCCGATGTTGATAATTCAGTAGAGCTAGGAATAAGCAGAGTACAAAAATTGTTAATATATAACGCATTATCATTCACAAACAAGCAAAAAGAATTGAAAAGTGAAATATATATTTATGGTTATGATCCTGATTCTATTGAACGAGGAATAGAAAAACCATTAAAAGAAAACGATCATTGTATGGATGCGTTGAGATATGTTGTTATGGGGTTGTGGAAATACATTGTAAACATGTTACCAATTTTACGAAAGGAGTAATGCTTATGATTGTGAGTGAAGTGAGAGATTTTCTTGAGCAGATGGGATATCAAGTGCAAACGACTATAACACATAGGGAACATATGCAGCTATGGCGTGAATGGTATCGAGGAAAGGTAGATGCTTTTCATAATTATAAAGTGTATAACGGTGTCAAAGAGGTCAAGAAAACAAAAAAATCACTAGGTATGGCAAAAAAAGCGTGCGAGGATTGGGCAGATTTATTATTGAATGAGAAAGTTAAAATAACAATAGATTCTATGCAAGAGTATCTAGATGGCATTTTAAAAGAAAATGATTTTCGTGAGCAAGCTAATGTATTGTTAGAAAAAACATTTGCGCTTGGAACGGGGGCTTTTGTAGAGTATAAATCATCAGATATAAACAATAATTGTTGTATCAATTATATTTCTGCTGATATGATTTTCCCTTTACGCATAGCAAACGGAAGAATTGTAGACGTAGCTTTTGCTAGTGAAATATCAAATGGAAAATATTACGTCAATATACACGAAAAGAAAGGGGATAAATATCGCATTGAAAATATTATTATCAGCTCTAAACGATATGGAAAGTATCAAATAAGCGAACTTCCGAAAGGCATAGAGAATGTATATTATAGTCCTGTTCCATTATTTCAAATAATAAAACCTAACATAGCAAATAATTCTGATATGGATGAACCTATGGGATTGTCCGTATTCGCCAATGCAACAGATGAAATGATGGATGTTGATGAGAAGTTTGACTCTTATTTTAATGAGTTTCAATTAGGAAAAAAAAGGATATTTGTTGATCCGTCATCAATCAATGTTGTACCAACGGTCGATAATGAAAATACAAAACCGGTATTTGATCCCGATGATATCGCATTTTATGGTGTAGCTGGTCTTGGTGAAGATAATAAGAGGAAAATTGAACAAACGGATTTTGATTTGCGTGTTGAGCAACATAGCTTAGGGTTGCAAGATTCCTTGAATTTGTTTAGTGATAAGGTGGGCTTCGGCACTAATTATTACGTTTTTAAAGAGGGAAAGATATATACGAATACAACAGATATTATCAGTAGCAACTCTAAGATGTTTCGTCGTTTAAAAAAACACGAAATTATTCTACGTAGAGCATTAGAAGAACTTGTGCGCGCAGTTTTATATATTTCCGTGGGACAAGTATATTCAGGAATTATTACAATAGACTTTGACGATTCTATTATCGAAGATAAGGAAGCGGAAAGAAAACAATATAAAGAAGATGTCGCTTTAGGGGCTATGAGTCTTTTAGAGTATCGTATGAAAGTATACAATGAAGACAAAAATACAGCTCAATCAATGCTCCCTCAGCAAGCAGATGTGATGCAATGATTACGCATAATCAAATGGAATCCTATGGATATGGTGGAGAAGCAATTTTCATTAAATTAGAACAACGAATCATGTTAGATATTGTAAGACGTATTTACGGCGCAGGTGTTATAACGCGTTCAGCGGATTTCCAGATCAATCAGTTGTATAACATAGGATATAGTAGTGAAGATATTAAAAAAATGCTAAAAGAGACAATGAAATATTCTGATGAATATGTAGATTATTTATACGATATGGCAATTAAAACGGACTATATCGGGAATAAAGAATTGTATAAACAGATTAATGGTAACTTTATTCCTTATGAGAAAAATACTTTTTTGCAAGGGATTGTAAAAGCAGCAAAACAGAAAACACATGAAAAAATGCAAAATTTGACACAATCATTAGGATTTGTATTAAACGAAAAAAACGGATTAGTTGAAGTTAGTTTGACAGAGTATTTTAAAAAAGTCTTAGATAGAATAGTTGTTGACATACAGACAGGTGCTTTTGATTATAATACGACGTTAAGAAAAGCAGTACAAGAAATGACAAACTCAGGCGTTCGGTGGATAGATTATGAAAGTAAATATCACAATCGAATTACTGTTGCAGCTAGAAGAGCGGTAATGTCGTCGATTTCAGACATGTGCAATATGACAGCCAGAGATACTGCTGCTAAATTAGGTGTTGATACTTTTGAGGTAACCGCCCACCCTAATGCGCGGCCTACGCATGCGATGTGGCAAGGTGGTATTTATACATCTGCAGAATTAGAAAGCACTTGTGGATTAGGCACTGTAACAGGACTTCAAGGGGCAAATTGTTATCATCTATATTATCCGTTTGTACCGGGGATATCTAAAAGGGCATATACCGAGCATCAGCTTAGAGAATGGCGTTCTCAAGATGAAAAAACGTATCGAGGAAAAACATATACAGGATACGAAGCAACGCAGCGCATGAGACAAATGGAAACCAATATACGAGCAATGAGAGAAAAAATCACATTATTAAAAGAAGGTAAAGGTGATCCACTTGATATCATGTATGCGCAAGCAAGATATCGTACTGCAATGGACGAATACGTAAAATTTGCAAAAGCAATGGGTTTGAAACAGCAGAAAGAACGCATTTATATGGATGGGTTAGGAAGAATATCAAACTCTATATCCAAGAAGCAATTAGAGAAGAATATTCTACTTTACAATGGATATAAAAAGGCAATAAATAAGGGAGATATATCATCTTTCATAACATTTGAAATTTATCAAGATATTGCTAAACAAATCGAAAAAGAACTTGTTGGCGTTACTACAAAAGATGGTATAATGATAACAGGGTATAAAACACATTTTGTTGATCGTATCATTGGACAATATGAGAGTAGCAATGACCCCATAAAAGGAAAGCGTAAGGGAGTGTCTGTTGGTGATGCGTTGAAGGCTTTAGAAAATCCTAATAAGGTTTCTGAAAAGAATACGACAAGCGGGAAAAGCAGAAACTATCATTCGAATAGTTGTATCATCACTGTAAATCCTAATACAGGAAATCTAATACAGACAACTCCTAAAAAATAAGAGGCAGATAGTATGGTAAAATTAAGGAAAGAAGAAATTGAATTTATAAAAGGATATATTAATGATGCAGAAAATTTATTGAATTCAAACGATCCTAACGAACTTATCGAAGCATTACACGATTTTACAGTAGAGTATTTAATGCAAGACATAGTAAATGATAAAGTGAGAACCGCTGAAAGAATTATAGACAGGATAGTGTATGAAGATTAGTGTTGAAAACAAATTAGCAAAGAGGATATGTTAAAATGAAACTTATTCATTTATTTAATCAAAGGCAACTAGAATGGTTGAAAAATGAAAATATAGTTATTAATAATGATGAGTATTCGGATGATGAAATTATCAATATGATTGAAAAATTAGAGAATTTACTACAAGAGAAAGGTATTAAAAACGATATGGAAAACGAATACGGCACAATGTGTGTTGATATTTTGAATATTTTAGGTAATACTTAAAAAAAGTAAACCGTATGTTTAAAAAGGACACTGATAAATTTTAAATGATTATTTAACGCTCAATAAGGGCGTTTTTATTTTTAGGGGAGTGATGAGGTGTGTGATCATGCGTATGTAATCAATGCAAGAATTTACTATGATCGAAAACTTGATTGCAGGGTTCGTAAGGAAACGGATACCTGTATTTTTTGTGGTAAAAAGTTAAAAGAAAGGGTGATTTGGATGAACGATCCGCCACGGCGAAAGCTACCGTATTTTGGAACAAGATTGAAGTAGCCCTGAAGGAATGGCATATAAACTACTTAAGTACCCAATTGCACGGGATATAAACTGCTACCTAGCGGAGAGAACCGAATATAAAAAACACAGGAGGAAAAAATGGAGTTTTTAAAAGAATTATTAGGCGATGACTTATATTCTCAAGTTGAAGCGAAGCTAAAAGATAACAAAGATGTTAAATTGGCCAATTTAGCAAGTGGAGAATATGTTTCAAAAGCTAAATATGATGATAAAGAAGCTGAGTTAGTAAAAGCAAACAATACGATTACCTCACTTCAAGATGCTGCATCTAAATTTGAAGGAACTGATATCGAAAATTTAAAAACACAAATTACAGATAATAAAGCCAAGTATGATGCTGACATTGCAAAATTACAAGAAGATATGAAAAAACGTGATGCAATAGATGCTTGGCTTGATGCACATCCGACCAAACACAGAGCATTGATTCGTTCACAGTTTGATTATTCAAAGTTACAAATTGAAAATGATACTGTTAAAGGAATTGATGAAATCGGTAAAACATTAACAGAGAGCTATGCAGATATGTTTGAAAGTACAAATGATGGAGGAAATGGAGGTATGCCACACGGTAAACCGCCTGTAGAAAAAGATCCATCTAAAATGTCTATGGAAGAATATAAAGCATGGCGCAGCAAACAATAAGAAGGAGAATATAAATTATGAATGAAATTTTAACACCACAAATTATTGCGCGAGAGGCGCTAATGGTACTAGAGAATAATTTAGTAATGGCTAATTTGGTTCATCGTGATTATAATGATGAATTTGTTGCAGGAGTAGGCGATACGATTTCTATTCGTAAACCTGCTAAATTTGTTGCACATAATTTCACCGGCGAAATCAATGTGCAAGATGCGGTTGAGGGTAAAACATCAGTAAAGCTGGATCATTTCCGCGATGTATCTTTTACGGTTTCTTCTAAAGAAATGACGTTAGATATCAAAAATTTTTCCGAACAGTTTTTGCAGCCTGCACTTATGGCTATTGCTCAAACAATGGACGAAGATTTATTAAATACAGTTGCTGAAGTAACGAATAGTGTTGCTGCAACAGCAAAGCCAACCAATTTAGAGGATATTGCCAAAATTGCAAAGCACATGGATATTAATAAGGCTCCGATGTCTATGCGACGTCTCGTATTAAACCCTGAGCATAAATATCGTTATGCACTTACTGATAATTTATCTAAAGTTTCGTATGCAGGTACGGGCGATACGTTACGCAATGCTGAATTAGGGAAAATTTATTCACTTGATACATATATGGATCAAAATGCGCCATATTCCTACTCTGATAAACCGGGGACTATGACAGAATGTAACGTAACAGGGAAAGTAAACGCCAAAGAAGTTGCGGTAAGTGGGGCTAAAGCAGAAAACGCAACTTTGAAAAAAGGAGACGGACTTATTATTGATGGGCGTATGTATCGTATAGAGGAAGATGCTACAGCGGCTTCTGGTGCTATTGCAAAAGTAAAATTGGATATGCCATTGCATTTAACAATGGATAGTCCAATGAAAGCTTATATCGTAAATAAGCATCACTCTCTTGCGTTCCACCGAAATGCTATTTGTTTAGTAACTCGTCCATTAGAGTTGCCTATGGGAAATAAAAACGCTGCCGTTATTCAGCATAATGGTTTAGGTATTCGCGTTGTATATGATTATGATCAAAAGACCAAGAAAGATTATATTTCTTTAGATATCCTTTATGGCATTAAGTTGCTTTATCCGGAACTTGCTTGCAAACTAGTTGGATAATGGAAGCAATAACTTATAAGTACTACCAAGAAAAGTACTACGGAAATATACTTAATGAGGAAGATTTTAAAAGATACGAAAAGAAAGCTCGGCGAAAGTTGTCGAGCTTTACTTTTGGACGTATTGATTGTTTGCAAAACGTGCCTGATGAAGTAGGTGATTGTATCTGTGGTATGGCTGAAAAGATAAGCCTTGAAGAAAGCAAAGAAAACTTTTCTGGTATTGTTAGTGAATCAACTGATGGACATTCTGTTACATTTGAAAAAAAGCAAAGTATAGAGCAAATGAATAAAGAACTATACTTAATCGCTGTTGGTTATTTGAATAACACAGGGTTGCTTTATGGAGGTGTGTGCTTATGCTCGACTGCACGGAATTGGTAACTCATTGCCATAAAGTATATGATGCCAACACTCGACAAAATAAAATTGTAACAAAGTTAATAGAAAACGTTTCATGGTTTCGTGAAGAACGATGTGTGCAAAGCGATAAGCAAATATCAACTGCCGATATCGTAAAGGTTAGAATTCCGCTTACCAAGAGAGATAATGTACCGCAAATTGCAAAGGGGGATATTCTAATTCATGGAAAAGTTGAAATCGAAGGATTAACGCTTGGAGAGTTACGTAAGGAGTATCCGGATAGTATGGAAGTTCAATCAGTTACTTATAACATTCATAGCAATTCGTATAGTCGGCATATCAGATGTAGTGGTATATGATAAAAAATCCTAAAAACACAACATTTCACAGAAGTACAAAAAATGGGGAAATACAATGCCAGTTAAAATGGCGAACTGATTTTGGTATGTCGAAAACAAAAGCATATCACAAAGCACAGATTTTTGTAGATAGTGAGGTATTACGGTTAAGTGATCCGTTAACACCTATGCGTAGTAAAGAGTTAATACGTTCTGGTATGCGAGCAACAGATATAGGGAGTGGCTTGGTAGAATATAGAACTCCTTATGCACGTTATCATTATTATGGCAAACTTATGGTTGGAAGAGCACCAAAACGATTGACAAATAAAACTATGACATATCAAGGTGCACCACAGCGAGGACCAAAATGGTTTGAACGCATGAAAGCGCAGCATAAAAAAGATATTTTGAAAGGAGCCAGTAAAATTGCAAGCAAGTAGGGTCGAAGCAATACGCAACTTTTTTTGGAAATGTCCGTTTTTGAAAGACGGCGCATTGAATATAGACTATAACGGGGAAAAGCCAATACAATATTCCATAGATACCATGCCCGTCGCTGATCCTGTTGTTCGAAAATATAGCGATGGTGGTAAGTTACGACAACAAGCTTTTGCATTTACATCAACCGAGTTTTATTCAGAGGATATAATTGATCAAATCAATGCTTGTGGATTTTACGAACAATTGGAAGAATGGATAGAGATACAAAGTAAAAAAGGAAATTTACCGAGTATTGAAGGAATACAAAGTATGGAGGTCATGTCGCCCGGTTATTTATTTGATGCAGAGCAAGGAATAGCAAGATATCAAATACAATGTAGAATTTTATATTTAAAGGAGAATTAGTATATGAGTAAATTAGTAACACGTGAAAAGAAAGTAGCATTTATGGGCTGTACAAAAGAATTAACAACAACATTTCATCGAATGAAGCATTTTACTTCAATGAGCCGATCTAGTAACCCTAATGAATATTCTAGGAAATACGTTGATGAAAAAGGAGAAAATACTGACGTTACAGGATATTCGCCATCCATTGCCTATGGATTTGATCAATATACGGAAGATCCGGTACATGAAGAAATTATTGGAATTACTGATGGAGAAAAAGTAGGAGATGATGCAATTCGTACTATTATCAATGTTGATTTTACTCGCAAAGGAAAAAAAGATGGTAATTTTGTAGGAATTAAACGAGAATATGCAATCATTCCAGATTCTGATGGAGATGATGAAAACACATATACTTATTCCGGTAATTTCAAATCTAAGTCGGATATGGAAGAGGTAGAGGTATCTTCTAAAGACGAATGGCAAACTTGTGAAATTGTTACACCGGCAGAGGAAGCGTAGTAAATAAAAGGAGGGAGAGCCTATGAGCCAATTTAAAGTACCTCAATGGGAAGTAAATGGTATAAAGTTACCATTTGATTTTGATGATGCAGATACAATGGATCGATATATAGAGGCGATGAAGCAGCTTCAAGAAGGAGCAAAAAATATTGCTACAGAAGGCACAAGAGCTGATGAAATACGTTCTTATTGTGCGCTATTCGATGAGATGTATGATTATATTTTTGGAGCTGGGACTGCGGATAAAATATTTGAAGGACGCAAAAATATTCGTTTATATGATAAGACTTATGATGATTTTATTGGTTTTGTAAAACGTTGTCGCATGCAGACGCAGCAAGCAATGATGAATAAAGTGAATAAGTACAGTGGTAAAAGAAATCAGCAAAAAAGGAATTTTCACTAATGTTTAATGCTCTGCTAGAAAATTATCCTAATGAACTTGTTATAAGTGGTAGTAGTTATCCTATTTATACAGATTTCACTGTATGGTTAGGATTGAATGAAGCAATGCAGGATATCACACTTACACAAGAAGAAAAAGGATATATAATTTTAGGTGTTTTTAAAGAAACGATACCTGAAGATTATGAATCTATGATTGTTGCTGTTATGCAATTTCTACAAGGAAATATTTGCCACAATAAACGTAAAACGGAAAAGAAAAATAAATCACGATATGTTTTTTCTTTTACTTATGATCAGGATTATATTATCGGCGGATTTATGGAGTGTTATGGTATTGATTTATTATCCACATCTATGCATTGGTGGAAATTCAATGCACTTTTAAATGCTTTAAATGATTCGTGCGAATTAAAAAAGCGAATATATTACCGATCTATTCGCTTATCTGAAATAAAGGATAAAAAGGAAAGAATGCAAATACAGAAAATACAGCGACAAATAGCAATACCTGCGGCAGAGCTATCTGATGAAGATATTGCATCGGCATTTTAATGAAAATAAAAAAAGCACCAATAACACAACGCTGGTTTCGATGCCCCTTCTGCGGAAAAAAACTTTTTTATTGCGATAATACGGCATACTGCGAAGGGGTATATATGATGTGTAAACAATGCCGTAAAATTATTGAAATAAGAATTAAGCAAATGTACAAGTGAGCCTGTGAGCCGTACATACACAAGAAGAAAGGATGTGTAATGTATGGCAGTAGATGGATCATTAAAGTTTGATACAAAACTAGATTCTAACGGGCTAGAAAAAGGAATAGAAAAAATTGGAAATATGGCCGCTAAAGGCATGGCGGTCGTAACAACGGCATTAGCCGGTGCAAGTACATACGCTATTAAAGTCGGGGCAGACTTTGAAGAAGGGATGTCGAAAGTATCAGCTATTTCCGGAGTAACAGGTGATGAACTAACAGCATTAACAGAAAAAGCAAAAGAAATGGGCGCTAAGACTAAATTTAGCGCTACAGAATCTGCTGAGGCTATGAAATACATGGCGATGGCTGGGTGGAAATCCGCCGATATGCTCAGCGGTATTGATGGTGTCATGAATTTAGCGGCTGCATCTGGAGAGGAGTTAGCATTAGTTTCGGATATTGTTACGGATGCTCTAACCGCATTTGGATTGCAGGCAAAGGATAGTGCCCATTTTGCTGATGTACTTGCTAAGGCGTCTTCTAATTCTAATACAAATGTCGCGATGATGGGAGCTACTTTTAAGTATGCGGCCCCACTTGCAGGAGCTTTAAAATATTCAATTGAAGATGTGGCTTTAGCAACAGGACTTATGGCCAATGCAGGTATTAAAGGCGAGCAAGCAGGTACCGCTTTACGTTCGATGTTTACTCGTTTAGCTAAACCAACTGATGAATGTGCGGAAGCAATGGCAGTGTTGAATATCAGCATTAAAAATGCAGATGGTTCCGCTAAACCATTAAAACAGACATTGCTTGAAATGAGAGAAAGTTTCGCTAAGCTTACAGATACTGAAAAAACGCAATATGCTTCTATGATAGCAGGGCAAGAAGCTATGTCCGGACTTCTTGCAATAGTAAATGCTAGTGAATCTGATTTTAACAAATTAGCATCTGCAATTAACGATTCAGATGGTGCAGCACAAGAAATGGCAGAAACTATGCAAGATAATTTGAAAGGTCAGATTGTCATTTTAGGGAGTTCGTTAGAGGGTCTTGGAATCCAAGCATATGAGAAGTTTGAAAAACCAATGAAAAAAGCTGTCCAAGCTTCCATAGAAAAAGTTGAAGATCTTTCTAAAGAAATGGAATCCGGTAAGCTATCTAAATCTTTAGATACGTGTGCAGATGGTCTTGGCACTATGGCGGAAGTGGCGATTGATTTAGCTACTGATGCTATACCTCTTGTTATTGATGGATTTGCTTTTATTGTAGATCATGGGAAGCAAATTGTTACTACTGCAGGAGCAATTGGCGGAGCGATGCTTGGTATGAAAATTGCCGATCCTGTTTTAAAAGGTGTAAAAGCATTTAAGGCAGCGAAAGATGCAGTTGATCTATACAATATTAAATTAATAGCTAGTACAGCAGCAGGGAAGAAATTTGCAGGATCTTTGACATTGGGGCAAGCTGCGGTCGGGGTACTTACCGGAAAAGTTACTTTAGCTACTGCAGCAACAACAGCTTGGAATGCAGCATGTACGGCTTTAGGCGGACCGATTGGTGTTTTGGTTACTGCCATTGCTGCAGTTGGTGCCGGTATTGTCGCATATTCTTTTGCGACAAGAGATTCTATTGAAGAAACTAATGCCAACGTGCTTGCTACGGAAAAGATTATCAGTGAATATGAAAAACTGAGTGAAACGCTTAAAACCAATAAAGAAGCTCGCCAAGATGCAATGGCTTCATCACAAGCGGAAATAGAATCAGCTGATATCCTTAGTCAAAAGTTGGACGAGTTGAGCAATAAGGAAAATAAATCTAATGCTGAAAAAGAAATGATGAAGTATTATGTTGAAGAATTGAACAATATACTCCCGGATTTAAATCTTCAATATGATGCTGAGAAAGATGCATTGAATATGTCTACTGAGGCAATTCGTGAGAATATTGCTGCACAAAAAGAATTAGTACTTGCAAAAGCAGCTCAACAAAATCTTCAAAAAATAGCTGAGGATATGGCTAGCGCTGAAATAGCATTAGACAAAGCAACACAGCAACATATTAAAAATGAAAAAGCACTTAATGAAGCTAAGAAGGAAACAATCAAAACAGCAAAAGCTTGGAGAGAAGCTGGAAAACCCTTTGATGGAGAAATAGCCGATGCTTACTATAAAGCGAGCAATGCAGAAGCTGACTTGCGTAGTGCTTATGAAGAATCCGGGGAGATTGTTGATAAGTATAAAAATAAGGTAAAAGGTCTAAATAAAGAATTTGATGATACTTCAAAATATGCACAAACGAAATTAAATTCCGCAGGTATTCAAAAACAATTAGATGAAATGATTGTGAATGCGAAAGCACAAGGAATAAAGATACCGCAAGCTGTAGCAAGTGGAATACTTGAGGGTAAATATGCTTTGCCACAATCAGTTGAAGAAATGAAGTCATTAGTTACTTATGATGACCTACTGAAGAAAACATCTGATGCAGGGATTGTATTACCGAGTACGTTTGCTGCAGGAATAACCAGTGGTGAAATTGTTCCATCACAAGCAGTAAAGCAAATGAATAATCTTATCACTTTTAGTGATTTACTTGCTAAAAGCAGTGCAGCGGGGATAAAGGTTCCGGAATCTTTAAGCCAAGCTATACTTGACGGGAAAATTCAGCCAAGTGCTGCTGTAGAACAGATGAAGGATTTAGTAACATATTATGACATGGTTGCTGAAGCTGATGCTGCAGGTATTGCTATTCCTAAAGAAATTTCCGATGGAGTAACTTCAGGTAAACTATTACCTGCTGATGCAGCTAAAAAACTTGCCAAATTGACTAAAGATGAATTGAATAAAATTCCTGATGGTATGTATAGTGTTGGTATATCAGCTGGTGATGGACTTGCGAATGGTCTATGGGGATCTGTTGGCAAAGTCGCTAATGCAGCGGCGGATATCATTCATTCGGCAATCGAAAGTGCTAAAAGAGCGCAAGACTCACATTCGCCATCGCGTGTATGGCGTGATCAAATCGGTTTAATGGCAGGTGAGGGATATGCAGTCGGGTTAGATAACAGCATACCTACTGTTAAAAAAACAATTATTCGTTTTGCCGATACCGCAATCAGTACTATGTCTGACGGAGTCAAGAAAATGCCTGGTTTTAATATAAAAGCTATAGAGATGTTAGAAGATGCTGTTAGAATGAGAAACATGCGACCTTTTGATACTTTAAATACGGCAAGCGGGTATTCTTCGAATACGAATGATAATTCCGTTAAATACGAAGTACATCAAACATTCAATGGTAACGGGCCTATAAAACCAAGTGAAGCTGCGAGAGAGATGCAAGATACTATCAGGAGAATGGAGTGGGAAAGGAAATGAGAAGATACATATATAAAAACGAATATGGTAAAGAAATAGAATTTTCTAAAAAGTCAGGGTTTCGCTTTACTGCTATAGATGGCTTATCGACCAACACTATAGCAATTAATGAAGTTTCTGGTAATTCTCAAATCGGTGCGACTTCTACAAATAAAAAAATAGAGTCTAAGGACATAACGTTTGAAGGTGATTTCAAAGCAACTTATGAAAATAGACGTTTATTGATTGATACACTAGCTCCTGGTCTTATGGCTACTATTCGCATAATCGATGAAGATATTAATTTAGATGTATATGCTGAAGGAACACCTGTAAGAACTCCGATTTTATCTGAAGATCAAGTATATCAAAAGTTCCAATTCGTATTTCATTTACCTTTTCCGTTTTGGTCTATGACAATGGTGCAAGAAACATCTTTTACAAGTTATATTTCACATTTTCGATTTCCGCGTTCTTTTTCAAATGAAATATCGTGGAAGATTTCGGAAAGACGATTGCTTATGATAGAAAATATCAAAAATAACGGAACATTAAAAACCGGATTTACTGTAGTTTTTAGAGCCGTTACTCCTGTTACATCGCCGGAATTATTAAAAATAAAAACACAAGAAATACTTAAAATGAATAGTGATTTTGTTTTGGATACCGGTGATGTTTTGAAAGTTAGTACATTGAGCGGAAGAAAAAAAGTAATTCTTATTCGCGCAAAAGATGGAAGAGAGATAAATGCATTTCCGTACCTTTCCGATGTCTCTGTTTTTTGGCAACTTGATCCGGGTGATAATATTGTTCGTTATGGAGCGGATAATAATTACGAAGGGCTTGAAGTAAGTATTATTGTCAGCACAACCTTGGCAGGTGTTTGATATGGAATACTATATTTATGATCAACGGAACAGACGTATAGGAGTTCTTCAAAATTACGAATCTATTCAATGGAAAAAAGCGTACGATACTACCGGAACTTTTGAAATTCATGCAATTGAAAATGAGGAAAATTTAAAAAACTTAATAGAAGAAAATCGTATTGTGAGGAACGATGATAAGACCATTGGGTTTATTAAATATGTCAATTGCAAAAATGGAAAAGTTGAAGTACGAGGATACCTTGATAATTTGAATGAACGCATCAATCCTACAACGTCTCATATTAAAAAGGTAGAAGAAGATTTATATGCTCTCGTAAACAAAAATAAGCGTGGCTTAAATATAGTTACTATGAAGCCGAAAGGAATAGTGGAAGAAGTTGATATCGAGACGACTTGGCAAGAATTATCTGCAACTTTTCATGAGGTCTGCCAACTTAGCGGCTGTGGATATCAAATGATAATGACAGAGCAAAACTCTAATATGGTGGAAATTTATAAAAGAGATAAGAATTACGATGTTTCGTTTTCTGAAGATATTGGAAATGTTGTTATAAATTCATATTTACAAGATATAAGTAAATATAAAAATTATGCGTATGTAGCTGGTGAAGGAGAAGGGAAAGAACGGATAGTAGTTGAGGTTGACCGCAGTGGAAAGGGAAAACGCTATGAAATATATGTAGATGCAAAAGATATACAACGTACTTGGGTGGATAGTAGCGGCTCTTCACATACATACTCAGATGAAGAATATAAAAAAATATTGGAGCAACGAGGGAATTTAAAACTTGATGAGCAAGAACGTATTATAGAATTTTCTTGTGATGTTGATTTGAGTAATGAATCATTTATTTTTGGTAAAGATTATTTTTTAGGAGATATTGTTAAAATACGATCACTTAAATATAATGTCTCGAAATGGTTTAGAATTTCTGAAATAAATGATATTGACGAGAGTGGGCATTCTATCGTTGCGACTTTTACAGAGTATGAAGGAGGTTAAAAAATGGCACAAAAATGCTTTCCACTTAATGATGTAGATTATCTAGCGGAAGATTTGAGATTATTCCATGCAGGGCGAACAGTTGGTGTCATGCAAGTTACCGGTGATGATTTTCATACGGTTGCCGGAACAGGAATGCAAACGATTGTTGGTAAAGGGGTGGCATATTTATTAACGCAGATTGACGGACTAGGTGGTGTTGTCTATGCGAACACAGATAATGTGGTATTTAATCATGATACTGCAGATGCATTGTTTAATCGGTATGATGCAATTATCATTCGTTATGATAAAGAGACAAATGCTTGTGCGTTGAAGCTTATGAAAGGGACACCTTCTAGTGAACCGACAAAATATATACCTAAACGATCAGAGACAGAGTATGAATTAGTTATTAAATATGTGTATATTGCGGCAGGTATAGGAACTATTACAAATTCAGATATTAAAGATACAATTCTTAATGAAGAATTATGCGGAATCGCAATAGATACTTTAGCGAAAATTCCAACAAAACAGTATGACGATCAAATGAAATCTTGGATTAGTAATTCACAATCAGATTTTCAAAAATGGTTTGATGAAATAAAAAATCAATTAACAGAAGATGCTGCAGGTAATTTGCAAAATCAAATAAATAACTTAAATAATAAGGTGGATAATTTGAAAGACATATTTATCGTAATGGAAAAAGACGATTATATACCACCGGAAAAGAGAAAAACGGGTAGATTATATTTTAATACTACCAATAGAGTCGAGAGTGGTTTTAATGATGAAATAAGAGTAAGCCCTAATATGGGATTAAAGAAAGTGTGAGGATTAAAAAATGGCAAAACAAAAAGTACAAATTCAGTTATTAAACGAAACAAACGGAGAAGTTATCGGAGATGTAGACCCACTTACAAGTGCGGAATGTGTCAGCTTTTCGGACGGCAAGACCTTTCAGCAAAAATATGATGCAGGAGAATTAAGAGGAACACCTGGAGCAAAGGGAGATAAAGGGGAAATCGGACCACAAGGTCCTCAAGGTGTAAAAGGCGATGCTGGCGAACGAGGACCACAGGGAGCACAAGGTCCGCAGGGACCGGCAGGAGAAGCGTTTAAAATTGCAAAAACGTATGCATCTATAAGTGCGATGAACGCAGGCTTTGCCAGCGATGGAGTAAAGCAAGGGCAGTTTGTAATGATTGATACAGGCAATGTAAATGATGCAGATAATGCTAAATTATATGTAAAAGGAGCTTCTGCATATACATATATTACAGATTTATCCGGTGCAACGGGTTTAACAGGACCGCAAGGACCTCAAGGGTTGCAAGGCGCAAAGGGAGATCCGGGAGCTACCGGACCTAAAGGAGAGCAGGGTATTCAAGGACCGGCAGGACCTAAAGGTGCAACAGGCGCTCAAGGAGCAACGGGACCAGCAGGACCTAAAGGCGAAACAGGGG